CAACTGAATCTCCTACTACGCGCGCTAACAGGCGAGCGTACCCGGACACTAGTTGAGATCTGAATGGACCGCAAGGTACATTTCGATCTCTTCTGCGGTCAGTGGCATCGCTGCCCCTGCCGTTGTCCAGGTCGATAGAGTAGAAGTCCCACTGCCGAGCTCGTTGAAAAAGCGAAGGCAGTCTGCACTCAGTTCTTTGATATTCTTTGTGGTACCTGGTTGGCACTCCACGATCAAGTGAAGTATACCAGCCGAGAGCACACACAAATCTATCAAAGGCTGTGGCTCCTCGTATAAAGCAGTCCAGGCCTGATGGAAACGCTGTAAGGCGCCCTTCATGACCAAACACTGCTCTGCCCGAGTCGCCGCCTCGAGAGAGTTGTACCCAAGCCCGACGTACGCTTGAAGGAACTGATCTAAAGTCAGCTCCGATTCCAGCGAATGAACGTAGGACACCAGGTCCAAATTCTCCGAGTTCGACTGTAGCAATTGGCGAGATTTCTCGCGCCCATTGAGACAGAAGTGCAGCCGTATTTCCAAGTCCCTGAAGGAAAAATTTCCTTTGGAGATCAAGGATAACGGGGTAGTTGACGAACTTTCTTGCTGCTTCATAATTAAACCTCCTGTTACGAGTAATCGTAACGTCGATGTTGTTATACCATTCGGAGCCACATGACTCACGAAAGGGCGTAGTATAACAAGTCTTAGACTTGTTAACACTACATCCGACTGATTCAAGGGTTCCAATAATGGTTGGGAAGGCGTATAAGGGGGCGATAATATCGTCCCCAAATACACTTATCCCGGAAGCCGTCTCAGATTCCTTGGGAACTGTAGAACAGTTCCATGAAGACTGCACGAATCTTACTGAAGCCATTGTTATGGCCCAGAAGACTAGTGTCTCCACTGGGAAGCAAACTGCTGAACCCATAGGAGCAAATGCCGTTATCCTGATATCTCTCGTGTCTATTTTCATAGACTGCGAGCGCGTACAGAATAACTGACTGCGCAGTTTTGGGACCCCCGAAAGGAGGTACCACACCAGGGCAGCCGACACGGTATCAGAAGCATTGGAAAGATCCAATGTTCCAAGACCGTTAGCATAGGCGTCTCTACACATCCGTTGGCTATGGGTTTGATCCTGTAGCTTTATAGAACGTGAGAGAAGCCAGTGCTTGTCGATATAAGACATTAAAGCCTTCATTTGACCTTGCTGGAGGTACTGCGTAGCAGCACTTTCCGATGAGATCAACCGAGGACCTTTATAGTCCTTAGGCACGAGTGAGCACTTAGTATGCGACTTTCGAAGCATGCGAGGCGACCCACAAGAGCTTAGGGCTCTAAAGGACTGAGATCCATATACATGGTAGGGATACCAGCGTTCAGCCCTCACGGGCCACGTCTGGAAATCCCACCTTACTACGCGATTGGAACCTTCGGAGACGCCGCCCCGGCCCGGCCCGGGCGTTATCGAAGAAAGATCCAAACCACGTAGAGTCCTACCGAGCAAAAGTTTTGCTCGATGTAAGACGGGATGATCAGTAGGGACTCGGGTTTTCCCGAGGTTTTCCTGCCTTTCAACAAAACCGTCTACCGCTAATTTCCGCTGAAGAACAGTCGGCTCAGTGATGAGCTTACTATCCAACAGAAGATACTGGCGAAGGAAGTATATGGAACAAGGTTCTGGACACGCAAGGAGATTGCCTCCATCATCGAAGACGCGTTCGAAAACACGCCCAAGAAAGATGGGTAGGCATGAGTTCCTCTTCTGACGAAAGCCCGGTACGCATTTAAAGGTACCGAGAACTAAACCAGAATCAAGG